ACTTGGTAATATGGCCCCATAGGGGGTGGAGCCGTTACACCGGGAATTGGGTATGGAAAGGTCATGCTATCCTCGGCTGTCTATAATTCCAACCTTGTGGGAACATCCATCGTTGCCCACTATAAGTAAACATAGCCCTCGTTTCTGTTCTGGCCAGACCAACACCTTCATTAAATTTACGTCCATGAAATGCCGCACCTTGCTGTGAACTATATCCCTTGCCCGGTTGCAACATCAGACGAGACTTTACACCAGAACAAAGATAATCATAATATTTAGACAAAATCCAATCAGGAACGTTCGGTAGACCATCTTGATTTACCGGATCACCAATATTCAAAGCAACAGTAGCAATCCAATATTGAGGCTGTTGCGGATTTGTCTTAATACGCATAATCGGACAAGATGTGCCTGCGTTTAATAAGACGGCAGAGATGGGGACAGAGTACGCTGGGTTAATTGACTCGCTAGTTCCATCCAACTCGTTGTTAGGCAACAACGCCAAAAACTGTGGAGGGCTCATTGGCAGATACTGAGGGGGTATTGGAGGCGGGAAACGAGGAAGCATTACTTGCATTAAGCGATTAACTACAACCGACGAGCCACAAACTTCAAGAACATAATCGTTTGTGCTTGGGACAATACTGACAACAGTTTCGTATAGCCAGCAATTTGAGCGAGCGAAAAACTCTTTGAGTGCATCAAAGAGGGCCATATAAATAACGCCATCGAGCGCGCCGGGGCACGTCATGCGCGTAGCGTCGATAATACGAACTTGAGTCTGGGTAGCCATCATTACTCCAAGAGTATTACGCCGCCAAGCTCATAACAGCACCGACAAACTTCTGATGGAACATTTGTGCCCTTACGTCCGTTGTATCCTCAACATCCCAGAACTGTAGCAGTCCCGCCATGTACCATATCGTTGGCTGAAAAAACGGACGTGGTATAGGCACAAGATCAGTCGGTGACTCGGCCGAGAATATACCCGGCACGAGAGGATCAAGTGTTGCTTTCTTAGGAAGTGGTTGCTGGTATTTAATATCTAAGAAGAAATCAGGACGTATTCTTGCAATCTCACCGACAGCATTATTAAGCGCAGTAGCAATATTGTCGTCAGAGTAACGATAAGGAGGCCCAACCAAGTCTTGTAAGAAAGACCTAGTTAGAGATAGATAGTCACTTACCAAGAAATACGTAGCCAATGTACACTCACCTTATTACTCTAAGAGTGTAAAAAGCTGGGCAAGAACTGCGCATCTCTTGCCCAGATAGTTTAGGAGTGGGAGGACACACCCCTAATTACGGACCTGCTTGGACCACGATAGCCTCGCAGAGAGCAACAACGCCCAGCGGGGGCGCAGGCAACCCTGCTCGACCATAGACCTGAAGTCCACGCAAGATTTGACCGAACGTCCGCTCAGAGCGAAGCGTTTCCACGTTGGTCAACTGCGACGCGAACGTAAGTCCGTGTGCATGACCGCCGTAGATAACCCACTCTGTAGCCGCCAAGCCGGGAGAACCGGCCGGACCACTAGGGAGCAAGTTTGACGCGTAGATGGTAAACCGATCCACCTGCCCGAACCGACCGTTACGAAGGATCGAGACTTGATCGCCAGACAAGAACACTTCGCGAAGTTCTGACCGCTTAATCTGGAACGACGCCCAAGTAGGCATCACAATCCAGCGTCCAGTTTCGGGAATGTTCTGTTCGTCAAGCGCCTGACCGATACGCAAGATCACGTCGATCATCTCGACCTGACCCGTCGTCGGGTTACGACCCACTGTGCCGAGAGGTGTTCCGGTAACACCAAGATTGATGTTATGGGAAATAATTCCCGCCGCAACCCCACGGTTATTTGAGTCCGCCCATGGAGTAGCGCCGGTATTGCCGGAATGCATCCAATTCAGCACGTCGCTATCAACAGCGATCTTCATCTGCTCGGACGCGTCATCCGCCCAGATGCTCAAGTTGTTGATGTCCGATTGCTTCTCGATCACGTCATCGAGAATAGTCGCGAAGTACTTACCTTGGTCGATAAAGAGTTCGGTATTGCTGCCGACAGGACGTTGCAGAGTAAGGTCGCCGCCAACAAGATAATTGTTGATGGTGATTGTCGGCTTGGTGCGGATTTTAACGCGATCGCCGTAAGACTTAATCTCGCCTTCGTAGTCAGTGTTGGTAATAGCTGCGAGAACGGTAGCCGCGTAAAATTTTTCGATAAGCTTGCCCGACCATATTTCTGGAACGAAACCAGCAGCCACATAGTCAGGATTAATTGAACCAGCAGGATATAGCGGAGGTGTGGTACCTCCACCTGCAAGACCGAGTGCCATTTTGTTTCTCCGTTAAGCCGTATTGTTGACTTAGCGGCGAACGCGACCATCCCTCAGAGCTTCTTGGATTTGACTTTCGATCAGACGATATTCGTCGTCACGACCAGCGTACTTTCCGCGTGTAACATCTGAATAGAATTGCGCGATCTCCGCACCTGTTACTATAGGCTTATCGGGGGGAGCTTGTGTCTGCCCCGGTCGCGCTCTGCCCGGTGCTGCAAGACTTACAAGATCGACAGCCGGGGTGGTTGCAGGGTTACTCCTAGAGTGAGTCGCGTTCCCACTCCCAGAGCTTTCTGCCCCGTTGCCCGGCTGTGATCTTCCAGTCTGTACAGGACCAGAAGCAGCCAGTTCCGCCTGATACCTCTCAAATGTCGCCACAACCCTGGAAGCTTCTCCACGGTCAAAAGCGTGCATCAAGATTGCTTTGCGTTGGGTTCCATACATGGGGTCAATCTGAGCCAGCCATGTTTTGAACCCTTCGTCGTCATTCTGTGCTTCCCAATCAGGTACTCGCTCTTTAAGCGCCTGATAAACCTGCGAACGTGCGTCTGCCGCAACGTGTGTTTGCACGCCACTTAAAGACTGACGCACTTGTTGAATTTCACCACGTACTGGTGCTAGTTCTGCCTCTGCCACTTCACGGGCAGCGCGACGAGCCATATCAACGAGTTCTTTACTCCATTCCTTCTCATCTTCAGGAGTAACATATCTCTTTGGAACAAAATTATTAACTGACTGTTGAGAGGTGGCAGGAGAGGATACCGTAGCAAGGAGCCGCTGCATTTCTCCGACACGGTTGACAAGGTCACGGTTTTCCTGTGACGCTTTTTCAAAGCGCCCAACCATGGCCCTAAATTCACTCTCAGAGTAATGACGATCTTGTTCTTGACCATTACCCTGACCATTACCCCGCTGTTGGGGGGCAGGTGCGGGCGCAGGTTGAGGTGAAGGTGATGCATTCCTCAATATAGGATTTGGTTGCGCGCGGGCGGGCTGAGCCGGTAATTCTGGAATTGGTGGTGTAGGAGAACCAATGTCAGCGAACACCATCTTCCCCGGTTGTCCGCCACCAATCCGTTGCTGCTCTGATAACTCGTTCGCTCGTGCAGCCGCACGCCTGACAGCTTCAGGAAGATGAGCGTTCGGGTCAGGTGTATTCGTACGTACGGTTCTTGTTTGTTCGTTTGGATTTGCCATGTTATCTTCTTACCCTTACTTGTCTTGGATACGCACTAGGGGTATCGAACATCATATCCCTATCCCCAACGCCTAACCTGACTTTGTCCTCTTCAGTCAAAACATGTTCCTTAAGTAATCCTCTCATATGCTGAACTTGATTTGCAAGATAATCATTGTGCCGTTGCAGCCTTTCAAGCCGCTCGGCCATATCTCTGACTTCATTTCCAGTATAAAGTATAGTCATATTTTCTTCTCATCTCGTCTCATAATCTTATCATGTGCCTCGTCTAATCCACGCATATTTAAGGCAAACTCTAACGCTTGTTGTGCAATACCTACTGTTCTATGTAACTCCGCAGTCGGCGATCTTAGTGCTCGTTCAACACGATCATTGGTGTAAGCGTCTAACGCGATTAAATATCTCTCCCATTGCTCAGCGTTTATCTTTGAAAGCGCCCACGCCTCTCTTATTAAGTTTTCCTCCGGATTACTCACAAAACTCTCTTGGGCACAGAAATGTTCAAGTATGGAGGCCCACTCGTATCTTCTTTGAGCGCCAAACCACCCAAACCGTCTTCTCCTGTGGGTTTCTTGGCAAGCTCCACTTTGCAGTAATTGCGCTCGTGCCAACGCTGTTCTTTCGTGCCAGGAACAGCCTCGGTAAACGCACCAAGACATTTCAATTCTTGGTATCGACCACCGCTATCAGGGCAGTCATGCGCATCAAAGTCAGTCTCTGGTTTGTCATACCAGCGTGGCTTGCTGTCACCTTTTTTAATACGATCCATGGAAGCTCTCCGGTAAACTTTGTGTCACAGTGTCCGCAGCGTCGATGATATCGTTTATCTTTACTCCATAATAGTCAGCCATAAAACCGACTGAGTTATAATCGACTTGTTCATATACTTTTGGTTTTAATTTAATTGGCAGTTCGAGTTTATCAACAATAATTGCCTGCCAACCTGCTACTTTTTTGAACGCATCGGCAATTTCTGCTACGTCTATTCTTATATACAACTGTACTTCTTCTGGTAATGTAACTTTATACTGTACAGCCAACTCCATTATTTTCTCTATAATCTCATTAACAACACCCGTAGTTGCAGTAATGTCAAAGTGATGACGTGGAACGAGATGATTGATTTCTCTGTTCACGTATCGCCTTAACATCAGGGCACCACAATAATATTACTGGCGGAAGGCAAACTAGAGCCTCCTGCGTTAGTGGCAGTGACTATGCAACTCAAATCATGACCACCTACGTCAGCAGCCGCAAGAATACGACTGTTTGTCGTTGCTCCGACGATGTTTACGCCATCACGCTGCCACTGATACGCGTAAGAGACTGGTACATTACTCCAATTCCCCATAGTACAGTTCAGCGTACTGCCCTGTGCATAGGGTGGTGTACCGCTAACAAACGGCTCAGTGACAACCTCTGGAATTTCTGGCGTCGCCGTCAATGCAACCAATACGTTCAACGCAGCCACAAACCCAGTGTAATCTAAAGACGGCAGAGGGGCAAGTGACTTAGCGACCCGGTAGTTATTGATGACTTTCAAGTAAGTGCGTTGGCTGTTCGCCGCACTCACATCGGGGATCAAGTTGG